CTTGCTGTACATGCACAAGTGCCAACACTTTACATATCTGCTGATACACACTCTCACACTATGAGTTTGCGTTTGCTTGCAATGTTAACCAACAGAACACAAGCAGAGGTTGAACCTATGATGGAAGCAGATAGAGAGTGGGCAGCGCAGATGTTAAAACCTGCTGACCATATTATGTGGGAGTTTGATTCTGCCCCAACATTAAAAGATATTGAAGATGCAATCCTTGCAGCGAGAGAGCGCACTGGCAAGGATGTTGAACTTATAGTTCTTGATAATGCGGTTGATGTCACGCTAGATGGACAAGATGAGTGGGGTGGGCTACGCACCCTCATGCGTGAACTCAAGTGGTGGGCAAGAGATACTGGCGCTGCGGTGGTTGTTTGTCACCACACTAGCGAGGGCGTTACTGGTAATCCATGTCCACCACGCTCATCACTGCATGGAAAAATTGCACAGACCCCTTCTCTGATACTTACAGTATTTGGACAGATTGCTTCCATGGGTGTGTGCGCTGTTAAGAATAGATATGGACCAGCAGATGCCAATGGTGCCTCACCAGTTTGGTTATCTTACGACCCTGCAAGTATGCAGATTAAGGATGCAGTAACAACATGACTTGGGAATTAAGATTAATAGAAAACATGGGTGAGTTAATCGGCTCGCCAAATAGTGAAAGTGTAGTTGTGCCGACAGAACCACTGCTTGAAGATATGAAAAAACAGTTGCAATTTTTACCTAAAAACTTTACTTGGACAGTGGGATGGAGAACTTATGTTTGGCAGGAAACGGAAAAAAAAGAATTTAAAGACCTTACTCAAAATGAACATGACAAACTATATGATGGAGAAACCCTCAGTCACCCCGAAGATGGTGGAGAAAGCGATACTGGAGTCACAACTACCACAGTCAATGAAGGAAACTCTCCTCAATGAACTACCTGAGTTTGTGGAACACATTGATGAAGCAACAGATAAAATCTTCAACCCTTCCTCCATCTGGCTTGAAGCAGTCCAGTTTGCTGACTATGTGGGTCAACTTGCTATACATCTCCAAGAAGAACACGGAGAAGATTGCCGAGAGGAAATTGCCGAACGACTTGAAATGATGAGCGATTCGTTTAAACAACTAGCAGAACATGCAATGTTAGTTATAGACCAACTGGAAAGTAGGCGCGATGGCTCACAGCAATAAAGAAACGCTATCTATAATTTGGTGCGACAATGGCACCACAGATGGCAAGTTCACAGAAGGTTTAGTTTATACACTAATACATGCACATACATACGGTGTTCCAATTAATAACGCTATCCGTGTACAAGGTAATCAGATAGCAAGACAGCGCCAAGCAGCCATTGAGATGTGGCAAAAGGTCAGTACTGATTGGGCATTGTGGGTTGACTCTGACATTGTATTAACACAAGAGATGCTCAAGACTTTATGGGATACAGCAGACAAGGTTGCTCGCCCCGTAGTAAGTGGCGTTTACTTTATATCTAAACAGATGGAAGGTTCATTGATGCAACCTATGCCATGCGTATTTAATGAAGGCGGTAATCAATATGAGGTTGCCTATCTACATCCTCTACCTAAGAATCAAGTAGTTAAGGTTGACAGTGCTGGTATGGGTTTAGTTCTTATGCATAAGAGCGTACTAAAAGCATTGAACGAAAAGTTTCCCGATGATTTTTGGTTTGGCGAGAATAACGAAAAGGGAGATAAGTTTATTGGCGAGGACATTGCTTTCTTCCGTAAGGTTAAACAGTCGGGTGTTCCTATCCATGCCCACACTGGTGTGATAGCCAAGCACATGAAGCGGTTTGCATTTGATGATGCATATTACAATCTTTATTGGGGAGCAGTTGAGTTATCAGAAAGGAGAGAGCGTGAGTCTACAAAAGAGCAACAAGCGTAGAGGTGCACACTTTGAAATAGAACTAGTGGATTGGTTTATGTCCAATGGTTTAAACGCTCAACGCTTACCGCGTTCAGGGCGCAATGATGTTGGTGATGCTTTTGTACCAGGAGTTAATGGCTCTTATGTTGTAGAGGCTAAGGCACCAAGGCGTGATGGTCGCATTGACCTATCGGGTTGGTTGCGTGAAGCAGATACAGAAGCAGATAACTATATGAATCAAAAAAAATTAAAGGTAAGACCAACACCTTTAGTAATAATCAAGGCTAGTAATAAAGGAATAGGAGAAGCGTATGTCGTCCAGAGGCTCAGTGATGTCCTCCCCAACCTCTAAGCACGACATAGTAAAAGTACTGGAACATTACGGCTTCACGATTCCAAACAATCGTGGTGGATGGATGTCAGTTAGATGTTCATTTCACAATGACCATGTTAAGTCGGCTCGTTTAAACATTGATGGCGGTGGCTTTAGATGTTTTGCTTGCGACATGGCTGGAGATGTTTATTCAATTATCATGAAACGAGAAGGAGTTAATTATGGTGAGGCTCTCAAAATCGCAGAGGGAATTACTGGCGAAGGCAACAGAGAACTACGAAAGAAACCTAGGAGAGGCGCTTCCGTATCTAGTGACTCGCGGTATAACAGAGGCAACGGCTCGTATGTTCCGCCTCGGCTTCGTGGCGAATCCTGAAACAGGACACGAGATATATCAGGGCAAGTTAGCAATTCCATACATAACACCATCAGGTGTAATTGATATTCGTTTCCGCAGTTTAAACAATGACAGTGGACCGAAGTATCTTTCTCGCCCTGGTGCTACCACTCACATCTATAACATTGGTGCACTGACTCAAGACAGTAGCATGTTAGTTGTTTGTGAAGGTGAGATTGATACCATCATTGCAACTCAAGTTGGCTTTACTGCAGTTGGATTGCCTGGTGCTAATAACTGGAAACCATATTACTCAAGAGTGCTAGATGGTTGGGATAAGATTATGTTGTTTTGTGATGGTGATAATGCTGGCAGAGAAATGGCTAAGACAATTAGCCGTGAACTAGACAATGTATTCCCTGTATTCATGCCTGATAATCAAGATGTTAATGATGTGTTCCTAACCGAGGGAGCAGATGGATTACGCAGACGAGTGGGTGCTTAACCTTGGTTAAAAATTCAGCGTTTGATTTGGACTTTGGTTATGGGCGCAAGGGTGAGCAGTTAGTTGAGGAACTGCTTACTCAAGGCAAGAAGGTTGAAGTTAAACGAGATAGAAAATGGTGGGTCACCAACAACCTATACATAGAAGTTGAGTGTTGGTATATGAAATCCCAATCATGGGAACCATCGGGTGTAATGGTAACTGAGGCAGAGTACTGGGCATTTGTGCTAGAACAAGGCGTGCTTTTGGTTCCAACATCACATGTACTTTACGCGGTTAAAGAGTTTGGTCGTGAGATAACTTGTGAAATCCCTCCTAATAAAAGTAAGGGTTATCTCATAACCGTTGATGATTTGCTTATGGCAATGCGTAAATTAAAGAACGAGAAGGCAGAAACTAAAGATGGATGAACAAGATAAAGTTTGGGAAACCATTTATAGTATTGCCCGACAGGTAGCAAGCCGTTCCAATCGTATCCATCGTGGGCTTGTAAGCACTGATGATTTGTACCAGCACATGTCCTTGTGGGCACTAGAACATTGGCATAAGATTGAACAGTGGCAAGATGAGGAAAGTTTAAAGTATAAATTACGCAGAACTTTCTACAATGAAGCACAGAAGTATGTTGCTAAAGAGCGGTCAAGATACTCTCGTTCACCCATGTCAGATTCCTTTTACTATACCCATGAGGTATTGCATGAGTTGTTGCCTGATGTATGGGAGCATATTGGTTGGGTTGATACACCCGATATGTCGCAAGAATTCATCACTCACACAAGTAAACCATCAGAGGGTGGCAACAGATTAGCCTTGCTGTCAGATGTTGCATTTGGTTTAGACCGTTTAAACAAGAACGATAAAGACCTGTTGCGTATGCGTTATGCACATGGTGGTATGGAATTTTCTGCACTCGCTGAAACTTATGGTGCTAGTGATGAGGCAATACGCAAGCGTGTTAAGCGTGCCTTGGATAAGTTACAGGATAGACTTGGTGGTGAGCCACCTGTTTGGCGTAGCCGTAGTCGTAGGCGTAGCAATGCAGAGGCAAGAGCAGAGATAAGAAACCAAGAAGAGAGTGGGGACTGAGATGAAATCTATATTGCTGGAGTTACAGATGTTGCTCCTTGATTTGGAGTTCTATAAATTGGTAATGGAAATACTTATTGGATTGGGATTGTAATGATTGTTGGATTGAGTGGATACGCACAGTCAGGTAAAGATACCGTTGCTGAATTGCTTTGTTTAAACTATTCGTTCAAGCGCATATCCTTTGCCTTGCCTATACGCGATGCAGTCTTTACTTTAAACCCATTGCTCGGTGATAACTCACGCGTTGAGGATTTAGTTAACGAGTATGGTTGGGAAGTAGCCAAGTCTAATCCCGAAGTCCGTAGATTATTACAGGTGTTTGGTACCGAAGTTGGGCGTGAATTGTTTGGAGAAAACTTTTGGATTGACCAAGCGTTTAAACGAGCCGATGAATATGAGCGGGTTGTGTTCTCTGATGTGCGCTTTCCTAATGAAGCACATGCGATTGAACAAAAGGGTGGTGAAGTGTGGCGTATAAACAGACACAATCATGCACCAGTTAATCGTCATAAGAGCGAGCATGCTATGGATAACTTTATGTTTAAACATGTTATATATAATGATGGAACTTTAGATGAACTTGCTAATCAAGTATTTGAATTGATGCACAACATACATAAATTATAGAAGGCACCCACCATCGGGACTGGAACCTAGGTGAGTGCCTCGTAGGGAAGTGTATCGCACATATTAAACTGAGTGCAACTCCCCTCGTGTCGGATTAAGTGAGATTTCACTCACTCTCCAACCTAATTTTCTTCGCATAATCTTTCGTGCCAGCGCAGTTGTTCCACCCCATGTTCCAAATCTTTCATGTACCAATCCCCACTCTAAACACTCTGCTTTGATTGGGCAGTTAGCGCATAGTCTTTTGATTATGTAGTCAGGATTTTCTCTTTCTTCTACTGGATAAAAAAGTTCTGTGTCTATGCCAACACATGCACCTTGTTTAAACAGTTCATAGTTATACCGCAGTCTGTAAGTTATTGTTCCGTTTGGTTCCTCAATCTGACTTAATATCCTATGGTACTTTGGTTTCGTTAACATAACCTGCTCCAATCATATAGTCCAGTACGGTTTTCAATAGAAGTTCACACTTGATTCCATCACGCAAGGTTGCTGGCTTGCAATCCTCTATTGACCAAGTAAAGTGTTCGTCAATCAAATGATTGGTTAGTTCACTGATAAGCGCTTGATGCATTTTAATACCAGCCTTTCGCCAAGTGATGAGCGTATGCTCTGCATATCCCACCGTTTTTTCCGAATTTTCTATCTATGTATAAGAGTCCAGCATCAACCTGTTTAAATCCATCTTTCGTTGGCTTAACACCGATGTTTTTCCATGTACTATCTAGTAATTGTGGTATTCCCATGGCACTAGACTTTTTGTTCTTGGCTTTTGGTCGCCAGTTTGACTCGCGCATCCACAATTCATAGAGGCATTGGTACTGTTCAAGTTTGTCTAGTTCAATCAACCGTTGAATTGCGTAGCGTTGATATTCATTTTTATGAAAGGCTACTACGGTTCCTGCTATGTGTTTACCGCTAGGTAATGGGGATACAGGTATGTGCGAC